CGATCTATTGGGACGGGAAAACTCTGCGATATTTCGAGAATGATTTCTCGAAATTTGACCGTACCGAAGGTGTCCATTGTTTGCAAGCTGAGCTTTCATATTTATATTCGCAAGGTCTTCCTTTGAGTGTAATTGATGCTCTGTACGAATCACTGACAGTTCCGAGTACGTATCAGAATAGGAAATTAGAAATTAAGAAACCGTGTCCTATGCCAGTTCAGCGCCTCACCGGTGGTCCAAATACTACAGTTGGTAATTCAATTGTGAATGTTGGATCTGTTTTGTACAGCCTTGTTCAGGATGTGCCGGAGAAGTTAGACGTTATGCAGCAGACTTTAGGTTTATTACCAAAACTTCAAATTTTCGACAACCCTTTAAATTGCACATTCTTGAAAGGATGGTGGGTTATTGATATGTGGATGCCACTCCCCTCACAAGTAGTTAAATTGGGAAAAATATTGACAAAACCAACAGAAATACATAAGAAAACAACCGACCTACAGGCGTGGAGTCGGGTAGCTAAATCTATGGCGAAAGGCATGGGCACCGTCCCATTGCAATATCCGATCCTGGGTCCGTTTTTGGCCAGGTACCTTAGTCTATCAGAAGAAGATGATCCAGAAATACGTGAGGATTTTAAACCTCAGGTTATTACTACTGACCATTTTACTTTCGATAATCCAACCCATCGTAATCGAGCTATCGAGATGATGTGTGTTAGATATACTACGACCAAGGAAGAGATAGAGTCTTTGGAACATATGTTCGAGTCCTGCCCTTTCCCTAGTATTATTAGTCACTCTCTCCTTACTCGCTTAGGCAAGCGTGACTATGGTTAAGTTTTCATTATTTGGCCCATCCAGTTACGGGAGGTAGGATGGGAGCGTGTGTGTGGACACACGAGCGAACTACACGCCTAATAAGACCTTAGGTCATTTCAATCAACATTTTAACATGTCCAAACCAATGCGTGCACAAGCACCAAATCCAAATAAGGCAGCGAAGAAGCTGCCACCCATACCGCAGCCAAAGCAAAAGGCTAAGAAGAAAGGGACTAAACAACAACGCAAACAGCGGAAAGAGATTGCTCGACTTCCTCGTCGTGTTCATTTTTCTGATTGCTCTCGTTTGTATCTTCGCTCTGTTCTCGATCCTTGGGATGTTCTCAATAATGAGGATTCACTCCCTTGTCTTCCTGACGAGTTTGATCAACCATCGTTCAAATATGCCACTCGAGCTAGGGGTACTTTAACGGTGGGTACAACCACTGGTTTTGTTTTAGTCTCGCCAATGAATGCGATCAATACCACAAGTAATATCTGTTATACAGATAGTTCATATGCAGGTTTGTCGTTCCAAGCAGTTGGGACAGGTACAAACCTTGTTACTGACGGCCAGCTCTTGCCAGCATCTGCCGCCACCGCACCGAATTCACGGTTGGTGGCGTGTGGGTTGCGGGTGAGATATACTGGTACTGAGCTTAATCGTGGAGGGCAGGTCCTCCCGGCCAGAGCATTACCCTCTGGCGACAATCTTAATGGCAGTACTATTTCAGACTGCCTACAACGTCAGGATCATGCAACAAAACCCTGTAGTCGTGGCTGGGTAGGTACCGTTTGGTATCCTACTTATGCTGCAGCTACAGAGTTTGCACTGAACAATAATTCTGTATCGACTGGTACCAACCAACGGTTGGGAGTCCTTGTAACGGGGACTACAGGAAATACTTATGAATGGGATTTCGTTCGTTTCTGGGAAGTTGTAGCTGACACAAGTGTAGCCGGTACACCAACTCTATCACCTGTTGGTATCACCAAATCTCACTCTGACCTTACGGGGTTGGGATGGGTTCGTGATTACCTAGGTGGTTTGAGTGTGGACGACTACGGAAAAGTGGCCTACGACGCAGGTATTCGATATGTTTCTGGCATCGCTGTAAAAGGTGTTGCTAGTTTCGTATCCGGATTATACTAGTTAAGTAAAGAAGTTGTGA